CCGGACTGGCTCGATCGTTTAAAGCACCAAACCCACATGGGGCCATCGTTTACCGGACTGTATTACGGCAAACCCATGCTTTCGTTTGGCATTATTCCGATTTGGCCAGGGCTTGCCGAGGCCTGGATGATCCCGGATAAGGATATTGATACCGTGGCGATACCATTGTGCCGTTGTGCCAGGCAGTTTTTCTCCTGGGCCGAAACCACCATGCAACTACGGCGCATTCAAATTATCGTGCGTTCGTCAAATGTACGCGCGCAAAAATGGGCAGAGTTCTTATACTTCCAAAAGGAATCGGAGATGATGGCCTTTGGCCCTACCGGTGATTCACATTTTATGTATAGGAGATTAAATCATGGGCGGAGTATTTAGCGGGGGCGGGGGTAGCGCACCAGCACCAAGACAAGAACCAGCGTCAGCACCAAAAGCGGCAGAACCAGTCAAAGCAACCAGCGCAGAAACACAAGTAGCGGCCAATACTCGCGCCCGTCGCCGTATGGGTACCCGGTTATTGTTTAGCCAGGAGCGCTCCGCTGGTCTCGGAACCAATCAAACGACATTGGGCGGCGGTGCCGGCCCAGGTCAAAATACTTTAGCGTAAGGAGAAAACCATGGGCGGACTATTTGGCGGGCCATCTATACCGGCACCACCCCCACCACCGGAACCGGATCCAGCGATCGCGGCCAATCAGAAGAAACAAGAAGAGCGCCTGGCATCACAGGAGAAAGCGCAACAAGATCGTCTCCGGGCAACTAAGCGCGCCCGTCAAACCGGCGGTATGCGTTTGCTTTTTAGCCAGGAACGTCAAAATCCAGCTTTGGGTATTACTCCTGAATCCCTTGGATCAGGCGGCACCAACACAATGGGGAGCTAATCATGCCGGAAGTCTATGACAAGAAGGGCAATATGCTCAAAAAATTTGCGTACACAAAAGCGGGCATGGTAGCCGCGCGTAACTACGCAAAAGAAACTAAAGGCCGTGTCGAGGTAGAACCTAAGTCCGAGATGGCAAGCAAGATGAAACGCAAAAAAGCATATATGTAATGCCGCTGAAAAAGTACCAAAACCCTAGTGGCGGATTAAATGCGGCTGGACGTGCGTTTTATAAACGTACCGAAGGATCAAATTTAAAAGCGCCAGTTAAGGGTGCCGCTACCGGGCCGGAATCAATGCGTCGCAAAGCGTCATTCCTGGCCAGGATGGCTGGTAATGCTGGACCTGATTTTGATGAGAAGGGACGACCAACCAGGAAACTTTTATCACTTCGGGCTTGGGGTGCCAGCTCTACGGCAGATGCAAAAAAGAAAGCGGCAACGCTTTCGGCACGATATAAACGAATGAAGGAAAGTAAAAAATGAAGAAAATGCCGGTAGCACACGTTTTAAAACGTGCAGAATTAGCGGATTCGCGTAAGGATTTATGGCGCTCGATTTACGAAGAGTGCTACGAATTTGCTTTACCCCAGCGTAATCTCTATTCCGGCCAGTACGAAGGCAAAACTCCTGGGCAACATAAGCGCGCCAGGGTCTTTGATTCGACTGCGATCAACTCTACCCAGCGTTTTGCGAACCGTATCCAGTCAGGCCTATTCCCACCGTACCGGAAGTGGATGCAACTCACTCCAGGATCATCGATCCCGGCCAGCAAACGTAAGGAAGTAGCCGACGCCCTGGACATTTACTCGGATAAATTCTTTGAAGTATTGCGTCAAACAAACTTTGACCTGGCAATCTCGGAGATGCTCCTAGATATGGCCGTAGGTACCGGCGTTATGCTCATCATGCCAGGCGACAAGGATACCCCGATCCGTTTTACTGCGGTGCCGCAATACCTGGTCTCATTCGAAGAAGGCCAGCATGGTACCGTCGATAACGTGTACCGTAAGTTACGCGTCAAGGGTGAGGCAATTACGACACAATGGAAGGATGCCAAGATCCCGGCCGATCTCCAGGTGAAGATTGATCGCAAACCCGAAGAAGAGATCGATCTAATCGAGGCAACGATCTACAACTATTCAACGGGTGCAGTTTGTTACTACGTTTTAGAACCTAAAGGTAAGAATGAGATCGTTTATCGTGAGCTAAAGAAGAGTTCTCCCTGGGTAGTAGGCCGTTATATGAAAGTAGCCGGCGAGGTTTATGGCCGCGGTCCCCTGGTAAACGCCCTACCTGACATTAAGACACTTAATAAAGTAAAAGAATTGTTACTAAAGAACGCGTCGATCTCCGTGGCTGGCGTATATACGGCCGCAGATGATGGCGTATTAAACCCAGCGACAGTCAAGATCGCTCCAGGCGCCATTATCCCAGTAGCACGTAACGGCGGCCCCCAGGGCGAGAGCTTGCGTCCATTGAGATCCGGTGGTGACTTCAACGTATCCCAGCTCGTTATCAATGATTTGGTCAATGCCATCAAAAAGATGCTATTGGACGATACTTTGCCGCCGGATACCATGAGCGCAAGATCCGCAACCGAAGTCGCGGAGCGCATGAAAGAGCTATCTCAGAACATTGGACCCGCATACGGCCGTTTAATTACCGAAGTGATGCAACCTATTGTGCGACGCACCATGGAAGTCATGGACGAAATGGGTATTGTTGATTTCCCATTGCGCGTGGATGGATCCGAAGTTAAGGTAGTGCCAACTGGATCGCTGGCCCAGGCTCAGAATATGCAAGAAGTCAATGACGTATTGCAATTCGTCCAGGTGGCCGGGCAAGTAGGTCTTGGCGCCCAGCTTGCTATCAACCAGGAAGAGCTGGCCGATTACCTGGCCGATCGCCTGGGAGTACCAAGCTATCTGATTAACTCAAAAGAGCAACGCCAGGCAATCATGGCGCAAATGGCCCAGGCCGCACAGATGGCACAGGCCGCGCAACAAGGCGGCGCAGAACAACCACAAGCACAAGAGGTCTAAAAGATGATGGAAGAAGGATGGGAAGGTCTCCGGTCTCCGGAGATCAAGCAAAAGGGCGCGTCGGATAATGAGATTGATCTCCTGGTCACTCGCGTCTTTTCTACCGATGATGGCGTAAAGCTCTTGGAATGGCTAAGAGCTACAACCATCGAACAGCCGACCTGGTTTCCGGGAGAGGACCCTTCCCATGGGTTTGCCCGCGAGGGTCAAAACTCCCTAGTCCGGGAATTAGAGCGGCGAATTAAACGAGCGAGGTCTTAAATATGAGCGATACCGACAACTTGACCGCTGATACTAGCGATAATCAAGCCGGCAACAACGCAACAAGTAGCAATAAGGACGATTCGGGTAGCTTACTGAACGTTAAACCAGCGGAAAAACCAGGTCAAAAGATGGATGATCTAGCGGCTCCGCACATGGACGTAGATCCAAACGACAAACCCCAGGAAGTAGATAACGACGAAGAGCTGGATTTTGTTCGCCCGGAATTTTTTCCTGAAAATTTTTGGGACGAAGAATCCGGTCCGGACGTTGAGGGTCTAGCCAAGGCGTACTCTGAGCTACGGGCCAAAATGTCTGCTGGTAAACACAAGGCACCCAAGGATGGTAAGTATGAAGTCACCAGTCTAAAGGACCGCGGCGTGGCAGAGGACGATCCCATGCTCAAGGATTTTGTAGGCCTGGCCAAGGATCAGGGTTTAAGCCAGGAGCAATTCGATCAAATGATCGATCTCTACACGAATCACATGGGCGCCGCCGATGAGCAAATGAAAACCAGTCGCGATGCTGAAATGAAAAAACTTGGCCGTAATGCGGACAAGATTGTTCAATCAACCGAGCAATGGTTAGTCAAAATGCAAAATGCTGGCACATTAAACCAGGGCGAAATCGAGGCAATTGGACGCGCCAGTAATAACGCGTCTTTTATCTCAGCGTTGCATAAGATCCGGGCATCCTATATGGAGACGGACATCCCTGGGCTTGAAATGCAAGAAAGTCAAAAGGCAAGTATGAGCGATGTTCAGTCGATGATGGCTGATCCAAAATACGGAAAAGACGCGGCTTACACCAAAAAAGTGGAAGATATGGTCTATTCAATGTTTGGAGAGGGAAACCGTTAGACTTCCCGGTCACAACAAAAAAGAGTGCGAAGCTGATTGCAACGCACTCTTTTTTTATTTATAGTGTTACGTAATGGATAACCGCAAGGCCCGTTACTACGCGTAGCGACCCGCTTGGATAATCGCAAAGCTAAAAATGATTTTTAATTTTTTAAACTTTGATATGAAAGGAAATTGAGATGGCTCTTCAAATCTCTAATGCTTTCGTCACGTTATTCGATAGCGAAGTTAAACAAGCATACCAGGCGCAACGCGCCCTGGCTGGTTTGACACGTGAGCGTACTAACGTAGAAGGCTCGACTGTAAAATTCCCAAAAATTGGTAAGGGATCCGCATCTGTTCGTGTACCACAAACCGATGTAGTACCTTTAAACGTTACTTATTCACAAGTAACTGCAACCATGACCGACTATATCGCCGCTGAATATAGCGATATTTTCCATCAGCAACGTGTTAACTTTAACGAGCGTCAAGAGCTTGTTCAGGTCGTATCCGGTGCTATTGGCCGTCGTATGGACCAAGTAATTATTGACGCATTAGTCGCCGCATCAAGCACAGG